GAATATTTCTAGTAGACCCCGCATTTTCCATTAGGAGATTTATATGATCACTAAGCTATCGCGTCTCGATTTAGATTTATTGCATGCCCTCGCTCGCGTTGACCATTCAGCTGAAAAGCTGGATAGCTTTCTCGACGAAGGTATGCAACTTGTCGAAATGAAAGACCCGTTGCCTGTGATCATCTCCACATGGCAAGATGAAGTTCAGTCGCGTTACAGTAGCCTCAGAAGTGCTTGGTCCGAACTGCATTTTGTTTTGCATAACTTCGATGACGAAAAGCGTTACATCGCTGACAAGCGTTGCACGTTAATCGCTGTCGAAGTGTGCATAAAAATGCAACGGACTACTGCCATTTTCTGGGGCTGTAGTAACAGGCTGGACATCATTCGCGGGGAGTTGCAAGCTAAACTGAAGTTGATCAGCAGTGTTCCTGACAGTATGGTCTGGAAGTTGAAGCCAGGCCGAGCAGAGGATATTACTTCTATCCCTTGCCCTAATTGTCATGAACTTGCCTCTATGCATTATGGCAGATTATATTGCCATAATTGCCAGACGCCGGTGCGAATCGGTTTCGCTTCATAAAGCTTGTGCTCTTACACATTCGAGGCTTCGGAAAGGCCGGCCCTCCGAAATAGCTTAGTCAACTATTAGGAGGTATTATGCGGTCTTTTCGTCGTTTATCCGATGTGGTTTATCTCGCTGTAGTGATTTGCTCCTGGACGTTAGCACTTTATCTAGTGGTTTTTTACCCATTAGAAGTGCTTGCCTTACTTCGCTCCGTTTTCGGAGGTAAGTATGGCCAGACGTAAAGAGGTAATATCATCGAAACGAGATGTGAAGCTTCTGTCTTTTACGGAGCTTTACGACAATACTTTTCGACCCGGTCTTTTAGACGGACAGCACTACTGTTATCTGCGAGCATATCGATTCCGGAGTATGATATGGCAGTCAGGCGTTTTTGCGTTCGGGATAAAACCCTTGCAGAACGTTCTGAATGAAATGTCACTTCGGTTTACCGAAAAGCCCGCGGCTGTACAGTGGGCACTGTTTGTTTTCGGATCGGTGAACGAGAGTAAAGTCGTGACTACTACCCCGCTTAATTCAATCATGGACATCACTTTCAACGGTGGTGTCCTTAGAGCGAAAGTAAAGGGTAGTGGAGCTGCTGCATTGATTATTAATTCAGTGCGGACAGCAGTCAACATCTATCGAAAGAAAACGATAGTTGCTGCGAAATCAAAGCCATGGAAGGTTAAAACCCCAAGGCAAAGCCCGGAGATTAGGGACGATGTTACCTATTACAAAACGGTGAATATCATTGATGGGTCTACAGCTAGTAATGTTGCTGGGACTCGTCGTGTGCTTTACCGTTCGTATACAGGTGTCCGTACTCCGAACTTTAAGGCGTTAGCGCGGACGGGTCAACTGCCCGTCAACAACTACTCTATGTTTAAAGTAGTCTTGGCAAAGGGTTCTTATTATCACCTTTACCAATATTTTCACAAACCAACCAAAGTTCTGGCTGGTACTGTGGAAACAGCTAACTATGCGCCTAACTTGATTTGGACAGATTTAACCGCCGGTCATCTGACGGTTGATGAGAATATTGTGATCTCACGATTACAAAATAAGATCACGGGGTCCACAGCCAATCTAGCCGAAGACGCTGCAACAGCGATGCAAACAATCCGCCTGTTCACTAACAATGTGACCAGGTTGAGATTTCTTGCTTCACTGCTACGCGAAGGCGACTTGAATGGTTATGCAAAACTCCTTGGTAACGCAAGAGGCATGAAAGGCTTGAAGAAGGCTTGGAATATGGCGAATAGGAATGGCTTAGCAGGACCGAAACTTCTATCCGAGTTATGGTTAGAATATCGGTACGGCTGGCTACCCCTGATCGGCGATATCGAGGCTTCTTTGAACGCTTATGCCCGCTACGTCGCGAGTAATCCTCGCGTTCTCACTGTCACCGCGTCTGCGTCAAAATCGGATTTGGTGGTAACTAACATAAATAACTTGTCCGTTATTACAGTTGGGAAAAGGGCTGGGGTTAAATCTACCCATACCAAAACTCGCTGTCGTATCGGACTGCATTACCATGTTAGTAATCCGTTGAAGTCGATGTTTTCGCAGCTCGGACTAACTTCTCCTATTTCTCTCGGATGGGAGTTAATTCCCTTTTCCTTTGTCGTTGACTGGTTTTTGCCCATAGGTTCAGCCTTGAATGCAGCTTCTGCGTTCGATGGCCTAACCTTTCATTCTGGGTATAAATCATATCTGACAGAGAGAAGGTCTCAGGTTGATTATGACCTTACTGATTCCTTTTCCGATGCAACGTACGATCGTAAGGAGCAAATTAGTGGTACAGGGACCGGCACTAGTGTTAACCTAACGAGGACGAAGCTTACAAGCTTTCCTTCTCCGAAGGTTCCACAGGTGAAGAATCCCTTATCAATAATTCACACGGCTAACGCCGTTGCTCTTTTGATTACTACGCTAACTCGGTGAGGCTTTAGGATCACGAGACTCAACCTTTTGCATTTTAATTAGGAGCATTCATGGCTGCAATAGCAACCATTAAAACGTCGTCAATCCTGTTGGATGCTGCCGGTCTATTGGCAGGTACCTCGCCGCTGATTAAATCTTTGTCAGCGACAATCGGTGTTGACGTTTCTGTTGCTGGTTCACCCGGCAATCTCGACCCTGAGGGATTTATTCCGAACGGGATCGCGAAATGGGTTGACAGGTCTTCGCCTTATCAGATCAGTTACCCCAGCTTCACTTTGTCATCCAAGGCGCCTACAAAGACGTCTCGTGTGACTCGTGTGCAAACGAAGTTCTCCCAACCGATCCTCGAGATCACCAGTGCATCTACGTACAACGGCATTGCGCCGAGTCCGACAGTTGCATATACGGCGATCTGGAATTCGGAGTTTGTAATTCCTGAACGTATGACGCAAGCGGAGAGAGTTGCTTTTTTCTCCAAATGCCTTTCGTTCATGGTTGCGAAGATCAATGCCAGCGACGATGTTCCCACAGATTTAACTGGGAGCCCGTTGCCGTCAGCGGTCATCAACCTGGACAAGCCGTACTAACAAGTACGACCGCTACCGCGAGGTAGCTACAAACTAGGAGTACTACTATGCATTCAATTAGGAAGCATGGTAAGAGCAGCCTTTTAGGGCTTGCTCAAACCTATCGTGTCCCCGAGGGATTAACTCTCTCGGCAATCCATGAAGTTCTTCAAGGTCTCAATTGCCCTAGATCGCTCGCTGTTTGGATCATCATTCGTGATGACCCTGCGCAGCTAAAGCAACTGGGCTTTGACCCAGCTTGGTATAAAGATTTATCGAGCTGTCGTGATGCTTACGCAGCTACTAAACTCGTGTCAAAGGCTAGTTTCTTAGAAACTGGCTTAGACTTGAAGCAAGTGGCTTTTCAGAAGTTCTCCGAAATGGAGGATCTGTGTAAGCAAACGAATCGCCGATTTCGACGCCTAGATTTAGACCCTTTATTTAGGGGGCCTAACGTGTGGATGTATAACACATTCGTACGTAAAATTTCTAGTGTCTTAGTCGGTTATTCACCTGAAGAGTTTTTTGGAGAGGCCAATTGGGGTCCTGGAGTCACTAACCAGATTAAGGGTTGTGATGCCACGTCTACCAATAAGTTCCAGTGTGAAACTGGAATAACGCGAGACTTACATAGCCTCGTTTCCTCCAGCATGACTGCTGCGTATCCTCTCTGGGGTGCCCATCTTAACGAG